AACCTCGCTGCAATGCCTGGTGTCACAAACACCACATTGACAACAAAGCTTGTCAGAACATGTGAATCAAGGGCAGACTCTCTGGCAATCATCGATTTACCAGATGTTTATGTACCTCCATTTCAGGCAAAGTGTTCAACTTTCAAACAAAGAGTAGATGGTACGACACCAGAACTCTCAGCGAAGAATTTAGTGTCGCGACAGCTCAACTCTTCTTATGGGGCAACTTATTACCCATGGGTTAAAATTAAAGATGAAGTCTTCAACAGGGACGTCTGGGCACCCCCTTCAGTGGTTGCACTCGGCGTCATGGCATACACAGAAGAGCGCGACGATGTCTGGTTTGCTCCTGCAGGCTTTAACAGGGGTGGGCTGAATACCGGCAACGCTGGCTTACCAGTGCTTCAGGCTTCTGAACAACTATTGGCAAAGGACAGAGATACACTATATGCAGCAAACATTAATCCAGTTGCACAATTCGTATCAGAAGGCTTGGTCATATTCGGACAAAAGACACTTCAAAGCACACCTTCTGCGCTTGATAGAATAAACGTCAGAAGACTGTTAATCTTTGTAAAGAAGGAAGTTTCTAGAATTTCTAACGGTCTTCTTTTCGAACAAAACGTACAGGCTACGTGGTCAAGATTTACAAACCAGGTAGTACCTTTCCTTAACCGTGTAAAGACACGATTTGGATTGTCAGATTTCAAGGTTATCTTGGATGAGACAACAACAACACCCGATCTTATTGATAGAAATATCATGTATGCCAAAGTTTTATTAAAGCCGGCAAGATCAATTGAGTTTATTGCAGTAGATTTTGTAATAACAAACACAGGAGCTTCTTTCGACGATTAGGAAAAAGTTTCTTTAACACTATTTAATTTAGGAGATTTTATAACATGGCAAATAACTTTTGGAATATAGCGAGCGTCGAGCCAAAGCGTTCATTTAAGTTTTTACTTTACTTTAACGGGATGCCGCAGTTTGTAGCGAAATCTGTAACAAAACCAAACTTTCAGATTACCACAACACCGCATAATTTTTTGCAGCACCAATTTAATTTTCCAGGAAAAGTTACTTGGCAGCCAATAAATATTACTATTGTTGATCCGATACAGCCAGATTCTGCACAGAGCTTATACAACATTATAAAGAACGCAGGATATGTCACGCCGCCAAACGTCGCATCAGATGGTGATTCTGGAAAGAGAACACTTAGCAAGGAGGGTATGGTAAGCCAGCTTGGAAACAGAATTCAAATAGATCAGATAGGTCCCGGAGGCGCACAAGATGTTAAAGAACGTTGGCATCTTAACAACCCCTTGATTACTTCTGTAACTTTTGGTGATCTAAGTTATGAGAATGACTCAATTTTAAACATTACGATAGGTATAACCTACGATTGGGCAGATCTCAACGACGGCGGCCTACCAGTAAACCCAACACCGTGGGCTTCATCCACAGCAGTGGGCGGCAGTACACTTACATAATAAAGAAAGAGAGGCGTTATGTCTAGAAACTCAAAGAAGTTTCAAAAACAGAGCAATTCAGAAGGCTCAAAAGATACAAAGACAGAAAGACAGGACCCAAGAGAGAATATTCTTTCCAAACTGTCTTTTGTCGCAAGCACACAAACAATACAATTGCCCACCGAAGGTTTACATTACCCTAAGAGCAGCCCTCTTTATGGCGTAGCAGAGGTAGAAGTCAAACACCTTACAGCCAAGGAAGAGGACATGCTAGGCTCCCTGGTAGCGTCAAATTCAAGGGAAATTTTCACCCGGGTCGCGCAGAGTATACTGATCAGCCCTCAATTCGACACATCTTTGCTTTGTCAAGAGGATTTGACGGCAATATTGCTGCAAGCAAGGATTACGGGATTCGGAAAAACTTACACAGCGAGTGAATTCTGCACAGCGTGCACACAAGTAACACACTTTGAATACGACTTGACAAGACAGGAAGTCATTAAGCCATCCCTCAAGGGCGTATCATATGATCCGTCAGAAAACACTTACGAAGTTGTGCTTCCAACTTTTGATGATATGAAGATCAAGTTAAAGGTTCTTTCTGAAGAGGACTATGCTGCTCTCGACAGAGAAGAGCAGAAAAAGAAAGAGCTTGGAATTGATTTCAACAGAACGGAAGCGTTTTTTAAAATGGCGATATTGTCTGTAGAGGACAGGCAAGATAAAGATATTATAGAGACATTGATAACCAACTTACCGGCATTAGATTCCACTGTTATCAAGCAGGTCTATACAAATAGTAGACCAAGAATCTCAACCATGCAAGAAGTAGAATGCCAGAACTGCGGAGCAGTCAGCCGAAGGGAGGTGCCCGCTTCATGGGCCAGGTTTCGCCCTGACAAAGCAATATATTCAGAGGGTTACTTATGAGGAAATATTCTACCTCATGAGAGAGTGCAACTTTTCTTTTACTGAAGCCTACAACTTACCCATCGGCCTCAGGTCTTGGTTTGTGGAAAGAACAGTCAAATATCTAACTCCACCAGATGATAAATAAATAAAATATATCCTATTTATAGTAATGTAGACTTTTGAGGAGTGAAGCAAATTGGCTATTGATTTTAAAACCGCGTCCAATGATGATATTCAGAAACACATCCAGGGTATAGTTGACAAAGCAGTCAAGAAAGACAGGGACTCTAGAAGTGACTCGAAAGAACAAAAAGAACGATTCAGCAGACTGTACAAAGATGACGCTAAAGAGCTAGGGACGGTGACTGAGCTATTAAAATCTATAAACGAGCAAACAAACATATATAGAAAATCTCTACAACAACTCGGTGGCGAAGGCGCCTTTTTTGTTAAAGGTGGTCCACTGCAAGAAGGCCTGAACGCTACGATCAAAAAAATGGATGCGCTCACTGCATCACCCGAAAAGGGAGCAGAGGCATTTAAGCAGTTAACTGTACAAATAAAGAACTTTGCTCAACTGGCGAAGGCAACAGAGGACGCCCAGGGCGGTTTGGCTGCTTCATTGGCCGAACAAGCAGCAGTTCTCAATGATCTGGGGCTTAGTTATGGAAATTTTAGCAAGAACGTGGACTTTGCAATATATTCCATGGGTCAATCCCGCGGCGCCGTAGACGGCCTAAACACCTCCTTGGTGAATCTGTCAAGCCAAATAGGAATGCTGCCCGATGACGTATCGAGAAATTTTCAAATGGTCGCGAAAAACTTAGCATATAGTTTTCAAGGAATAAAAGAACAGTTTGTGGGAATCCAAAGACTCTCAGCAGAAACTGGTGTTTCTATTGACAACTTGATGGGCAAGTTCGGACAAAGGATGGATACTATATCAGGAGCATCCGAAATGGCTGCAAAGATTAACTCTCTCCTGGGAAAGAACGCGTTCAGCGCAACCGAACTTTTAACAATGACAGAAGAAGAAAGAATGACCTCAATCCGTGATGAATTGATGGATTCAGGCGCCGCCAGCACAGCGCTCGGCGATGGAGTGCAAGGCAAATTTGCTCTACAATCCATAAACGAGGTCTTGGGATTGGGGTTAGATGATACAAGAAGATTTCTACAAACAGGTGGCCTCAAGCAAGATATCACAGATAAGGTGAGTGGAGACTTCAACGCCGGCTCAATGGACAGCTTCACGAAGGCAACCGACAAATCAGCTGACGCCTTGGAGGACTTTACAAATATTATATTAAGGTTTATGACACCAGCACGAGAGCAAGCAATTAGATCAAGAAGGGAAGCAATGGAAAAACCCAGTACCCTCCTAGGAGTCGGAGTCTTTAGAGATTCGGGCGAAACAGGCGACATCAACACAGCGATGATAAATAACTTAGGCTTTAAAGACCTTATGTTTACTTACAATCAAGACAAAACCAAAGCCAACAACCTTGGAGTAGACGAAATTACGCTGAAAGGAATCGCCGCGAGTATAAACGCCGGAGGTGCCTCTGCACTTAAAGCCCAACAAGAAGCTAGAAATCTGAATATCATGTTAGGATCATCTTCAGCAATACGAGGAGGAATCAGTCCACTTCAACAATCAATAATCGCCAAAACCCCTGAAAAGTTTGGCATGAGAGCAGCGCTGATAAACCAATTCCGCGGAGGAACAACCGCTGCCGAACTAGGTCTAGATGCAGACTCGAAGAAAGAAGACATCAGAGGTGCCTTCGATTCAACCACAGGCACTTTTAAAAAAGGAGGTGGGGCGGGCCCGCCTCAAGCTCAAACCCGGGTCCCAGTTTTGAGGCCGAATTTTTCATACAACCCGACGGTTAATGTCACTGTAAACGGAAAACCAGCTGAAAACGTGCTCGTTGAGCACCTTAAACCATTAGACCCCGACGAATAATAGGAGGAATAAGATGCCATTTTTTGATGAAATAGCGAAAAAAGCAGGACAGATCATAACATTTACATCTGTCGCGACAGGAGATGAAGTAAGCTTTCCAGCTTTTATAACACAGTTCAATGACAGTTACAACGTAGGATGGTCGGGAGACACGCTCTTCGGCCGTACTGATCCTGTGAAACATTACACGTCAACAACCAGAAGAATAAACGCAGGTTTCGATATTCTTGCAAGAAATAGAGAAATAGCAGTGAATAATTTTAAAAACTATGGTAGACTAATACAGATGCTTTACCCTGTTTTTAGCGAAAAAGTCGGACCAAGTGGCAACTCTAGGACGATTAAAGCTGCCCCGCTGATCAGGATCAAATACGCAAACTATATAAAATCCTCTGCCAGCCAATCAGGGCTTTTAGGATGCATACAGGGTTTTAGTTTTCAGCCTGACTTCGCCGCCGGACACTTCTTGACAGGAGAAAACGACATGATACCAGTAAAATACGCCGCATCAATTGTTTTTGAACCGCTGCACGAGACACCGCTCGGATCCAACATGCAGGGAGAATTCTTGACTGAAAACTTTCCCTACAACCAGGAGCCGGGTAGAAGAAAATCCCCCATGCCGGGCGATTTAACTAATATATTAACTTGAGGTAAGAAAGAATGACTAAATGGAATGAAGGAGTAGAAAAAGTAGCAAACGACACAGATATCGTGAAACCTTTTCTAGATAAAATAGGTGTGACAAAGGTCAACCACTACAGTTTAGCCTTTTTTGGTGATCCTGTGGATGAAGAATTCTTAAAAGAGATAACTGTGACTACTCACATCTTCTCATCGGGAGATAAGCTAAGCAAAATAGCATATGATCACTATGGAGACCCTCGACTCTGGTGGGTCTTAGCTTGGTTCAACGCTAAGCCAACGGATTTTCACTGTAAAATCGGAGATGTGATAAGAGTACCAGAACCCCTACCAGAAGTTCTGCTGCAGGCTTACAAGAGGGATGAAAACTGACGGTAAAGTAATATGGCTAAAGAAAACAACAAAGAACCAACATTTTTTCCTCAAGGCTTTTTGGTCTACAAAAAAGCTTATGGGTCGATTTTAGATAAGAGCTTGTCTCTAAGCAGCCTGGGGCAAAACGGAAACACCTATACTCCTGTCGCAAAGCTAAAAGGAAACTACATGCCAGAAGTGGTTGTCTCAAGATTGGTTAACACTGACGGGGTATCTGTTGACAACCGGTTGTTGAACCTCGAAAACCACAAGCTCTCAGCCCTCGTTCCTGAACTCAGGCTTTATAGGGTCGTCGAAGGGGATTCTCAAGCAACTTTACCCTTCTATTTCCCCATCGCTGCAGAGTATGATTTTGATAGCGACGGTAAATTAAATCTAAACAAGTCCAGCTTCTCTGCAAATGCAGCCGTCATAGAGAATTTTGGATTTACAATGTCTGGAGTAAACCCATATCAAGTAACAAGAAAGTTTTTAAACTCACAACTGAGCATAAAAGTCGATAACCTTTCAGTGTTGTTCAATGAGAAACCAGGCTACGCGATGTTAGCAGACCTTTTCACAATCCGAGCCGGAGGTCGGCGAACAAACTTCCCGGGATCCGATAAGGCCCACACACCTGGCGCATTAGCATCCGGAAGAAGCTGCAGAGTAATAGCCACAGTGGGGTATTCTGTGCCAAGAGATCACAACATGTTTACAGCAGAGGAAATAATATCAATAGAACAAACAAAACAGATAATAAACCTTTACTATTCCGGTCATGATTTAACCGTCGCTGCAGACGGTGCAACATCAGTGTCAATAAAATATACAGGATATTTGGAAACCATAAAAGACGATTCTAGTTTTGATTTTCTATCTGACTCTTCCACTAAGGCTGGCAACCACCGCAGAGAATCCAAGACTGATAGAGCGGCGAAGAAGCTAAACAAATCACTTGGAAGAGAAGAAGATAAGAAGGGGGATGAAACAGAGGAGGACAAAAAGGAGAGACAAAAGAAAACACAAGACGACATCGCTGCAGCATTCCGAGAATTAATAAGCAACATGTACGAGCTGAAGAGGATACACAGGACAGAATTTGACCCAACCTATTATTCTTTAACCAGCGCGGACTTTGCTGAGGAACAAGGGCCCCCTGCCCCACAACAACAAGCGGAAGAGAAGAATGAATTTTCAATTTTCAACAGACACGCGATTCATTACTTTACTTTTGGAGATTTTGTTGATTCGTACTTCAAAAAGATAGGCAACGATCTAGACGAAGCGATGAAGAAGAACGAACAAAAAAAGCCGAAATCTAAATCAAAAGAGGACTTGGATGAGGCGATTAAGAAAGCACAAAACGCCAAGGAGAGTTTGAAGGCATTAAATATTTTAATGTGCGACATCAATGTACAAAGAAAGAAGGAGAGTTCTCAGGGTTATTCATTTATAGAGAACGTGGCAGATGTGCCTATATCTTTGGACACTTTCTACACTATGGTCTGGCATGCAATAAGAAAACAGACAATTGCGTTTTTCGATATGAAGTCTTTTTTGAAACTTTCTTTGGAGCTTCTAAATAGATCCCTTGATTATTTTCCGGGCGCCCCAATCATAGAAGATATCGAATACAAGATGTCTACCTATTCGTCTAGAAAATTGAAACAGAAGATCAACAAGGGCATAATAGATATTGACCAGTCAGAAAAATCAGCAGGGTCTTTTACGAAAGGATCCATAAAGGATCTTGCAGAGTATATAGTGTTCCACCAGCAGCCCGCGAAATACTCAAAATCTCCAGGAAGCGGAAATAGAAACAAAGATTCAAGTTCAGGTATATTCCACCTACAGCCCAACAAAGACAGGGGGCTTTTGAAAAATGTCTCCTTCTCCAAAATCAGCCAGCCCGCTCGCGAGGCAAGTCTGGTTGTGGGTAATGGTGACCTTTATGACGAGCTGAGGATCCCCCACAACGCAACCGCAACTATGTTTGGAAACTTCATGTTCTTGCCAGGAAGCCAGGTTTATGTAGATCCGAATACTTTGGGATTTGGAAGTGTCAGAGACAAGAACTCAGCAGCACGTCGACTAGGGTTCGGAGGATATTACACAGTAGAAAGCGTGTCAACCTCCTTCGCCGGAGGTAAATTAGAGACGTCCTTGAGCTTGTTGTTTAACGCATTCCCGGAAACTAACAGCCAACTTTCTTTGTCATCTAATTCGCTGAAATCAATCAACAAAGTAACAAACACGATGGGAGCTAAGAAACCATGAGTGAAATTTTCCGAGGCGGAGCCACCAATAACTTTGCAGATGAATATAATGAAAAGGTAAAATACAGAAACTTTCTTCTTCAGTCCGGGTATAGCTTTTTGGACACTCTATATAAAGATACGTTGTATGGTTTTATTAATCGGTCGTATGATGTCATCGCTCCGGTCCCAGATACGACAACCTTTGGAGATTATTCTGCAAATGCGGAAGGGTTGGTTTACGTTGTAAATCAATTTAACGATTTCAGGACATACTACCTGGAGAAGGCAGCCCAGGGAAACTTCACTGTTCCTGCGCTTATCACCGACCTCTCTCCACGCGTCAGTTTTGAGGACTATGAGGTCAATTATTTCAGGTACTTGGACAGCTATAAGACATCGATGATACAGAAGGTCCCCACCGGCCGGAATACTGCGCCCTTGGGTTTTGAGCCATTTGTAAGGTTTTGCCATCAGAAAATCTTTGAAATAGACATGTTAGGGCTTCCAGCTACGAAGTCTGGTTTTATGCTATCAAACAGCGCGGATGTTTACAACACAGGCCTCTACATAGATATGAGGCAAACCCCTGCCCGGGCAGTGGATCAACAAAGAGCGGACTTCATATCGGACGAAGGGTTTCCTTGTTTTATGGAGTTGGCAAATAAGTTTGGATTTTATGTTGATGGAAACTTCCCCTGGCGAATCGCGGTTAATCTCAATCACGAATATACGATATCAAAATTGATGAATGGGCGCCCGACTCCTATGTTCCAAAACTTGTACTCAGACCAACACACCATGAAAGTCTGCTTAGATGACTACGACGCTATAATCAGAATGTATAAAGAGATGTACGTCGCATACAGCGAACTCAGGGGCACTCCTGTTCTTAGCGGCTTTGCAGACACCGCACCCCCGAAGTTATTTTTGGAAACCCTTTTACTTCACAGGTTTAACGAGTTATCGATGATGAGGGATTACTCGGAAAACTCATATTTTAAAATAATTTTAAGAAATACTCTTGACATATTCGACCGTTTCGGGTTAATATCTAATAGTGGAGCAATCGGATATATAGGTAACTTCTGTGCCCAACAGCTAAAAGATAAGATTTTAGGACAACAGTGATATTACAGACACTAGACATAAAAGACAATTGCAAGGGCATCTTTCACAAAGGTGCTTTTTTGCTTGAAGATACGCAGCCAGCCATATCCAATTATTCTGTGGCATGGAAGCACTCCTCTTTGTTAGATGACGAGAAGTTTCGTTATTTGTATCTTTCTCTGAAGAGCGATGATTTGTCCGGCTATTGTCATGATCCTCATATATTCTCGACATACAAAAAGAAAATGTCAGCACAACAAAAAGCTGCAATTGCAGCAAAGATAAGTCTACAGGACGAGTGCTTTTTCGACCTACTGCCAAAACATCAACTTACAAGGTGGTTCCAGCTCCGACAACAGGCCTTGGAAAATCTACACAAGGTGTCCAAAATAGAAGATGATTATGACATCCTTCATAAGGCACATGTCCTGACTTCTGAGATTGGCCGCCAAGATTTAATGTTCGAGGGCAAGAAAGGCAGAGTTCAATACAACATCTTTGGCTCGGCAACAGGAAGACTGACCACAAAGAAAGGTTCAGTGCCTATCATGACCCTAAAGAAGGAAGACAGGCACAAAATAACCCCTCAGAACGATGCTTTCGTGGAACTAGACTTAAACGCAGCAGAAGTAAGAACGCTAATGGCTCTATCAGGCCGAGAACAGCCGAAGGGGGACATTCATGAGTGGGTCGTGGAGAATGTGTTCAATGGAGAGATAGAGCGCTCAAAAGCAAAGGTAGAGCTGTTTGCGTGGTTGTATAATCCTTCGAGTTCGGAAAGTCGATTTGACGAATTTTTTTCGCGGCAAATTTTTCGAGATTTTTTTGCCCCTGAAGACCAGACGCTGAAAACTCCATTTGGCAGAGTCTTGGCGGTTGACGAAAGAAAAGCGCAAAACTACCTACTCCAATCGACGACATCAGATCAAGTACTTGAAAACGCGTACAAGATTATGAAGATGCTTAAGGGCAAAAAAAGCAAAATAGCATTTACACTACACGATTCGATTATTATTGACATGTGCAAAAAAGATGCTATAATGTTAAGAGACATAAAAAAACAGTTTGAAAAAACTCGATGGGGAAGTTTTATGAGCACATGCAAAATCGGTAAAACTTTCGCCGATCTAAAGGAGTTGAAGCTTTGAAAAACATTTTGGGCATTGGAACCGCTGGCTGCAACATAGTAGAGCAGTTATCTGAATATCCTGTATACAAGTGCCACCATATTTCAAATGAAATAAAAAAAACTTCGAAGTATAAGTTTGCGCTGACAGAGCTAGACGGCCCTGAAGAGTACGAGTCAATGGACATGTCCAAGTTGCACAAGTGGCTCTCGACAATCGAGAAGAATTGCACTGTGTTTCTGTGCGGAGCATCAAACTCGGCCGGCATCACGCTTCGGGCACTACATGTACTACACCAGAGAGGTGTAAAAGTAGAGATAGTGTATTTCAGACCTGAAACAGAGGTCTTATCAGAGGAAAAAACTCTTTCTGAAAGGGCTTTCCGCGGCATTTTGCAAAATTATGCTCGAAGTGGTCTTTTTGAGGGTATGCGCCTTATTTGTAATCTCCGTCTGGAAGAGATTGCCGGGTCAACAAACGTGTTCGAATATTACAGTCAAATAAATCGAGTGTTCACAAACACCTATTATATGATAGATGTGTTTAAAAACACAAAACCAATCACGTCGACATTTAAGCGCCCAAAAGATTCTTGCAGGATATCAACAATAGGCCTCAGCGCTGTTGAGGGGGAAGAAAAGTTATTTTTTCCTTTCAATCAGGAGACGGAAGTGGTATACTATTATGGTATCAATGAAGAAAAGTTGAAAACTGAAGAGAACCTTTTCAGGACAATCACAGACAAAGTAAAAGAAAGAATAACAGATGAAACAAAAGTTTCATTTGGCATCTATCCAACGCAATATGAAGTAGATTACGTTTACGTGGAAAACTTCTCGCCAAAAATTCAATAAGGGACACATGTTTCAAGCAAATATTTCAGATCTACGTTCAGATCGACAGAAGCTTAATTATAATCTAGCTATCGATTCGAAATTCGAAAAAGGTGTAAACCCAGAGGCCCTCAATCGACTGTGTGAATACCTTAGCATGACAAAGGAAGAGGTGGTATTGAAAGCATCTCGTGACGAGGCTTTTGAAAAGACCGTTGCTATGTATGTCTCGATAAACGCTAGTAGGCAAGGTACAAAAGACGAAGCGTTCATTGTCCAAGGTATTTCTCGTGAGGTTAAGAAATATGGTATCGATATTAGAAACTATACCACTAACGAAAAGGTGCCAATCCGAGAGAGCAGCCAGGTCTTGCCAAGATCGCAAGCTAAAAAGAAACACGACAGTCATCTTTTGATGAAATCATTTGACTTTGGCGGTAAGATATGTGATAATAGGAGAATAGAAGGTTTTGCAAAAGTATGCCTTGGGTCAGGAGGACACCAGGATAACGTATTTCACGAAGCTTCTGAATTCATGAAATGGGCTTCAGAATACGGCAGCAAAAACACAATCTATACCGTTTTGATTGACACCGATCAAGAGAAAATTTTCAACAACTTAAAGAATCTAGAAGAAGAATTAGGAAAACAAAATTTATGGGTAGCAAGCCACAGAGAACTCCAAGAAAGATTAATCTCTCTAAAAAACGAGAACTAGGCCAATTCTATACTACGAAGTACGACTACATCTTAGAAGGCATGAGTATTCCTGCGCGATCCAAGGTTATCGAGCCTTTCGTAGGAGCAGGGGACCTTTGCCTATGGGCACACCAGAATGGAGTTGATGTAAGCGAGGTAGAGTGTTATGATATTGACCCACCATCGACTCTACGACTTGAGTTTGATATTCTAGTTCGCGACACTCTGAAGAGTCCGCCTGATTATGACAACAAATTCATATTAACCAATCCGCCATTTCTTGCAAAAAACAAGGCTAAGCAGTCGGGATACGAAGATATATTTACTCGATGGGCTACAAATGATTTGTATAAATGCTTTTTGGAGTCTTTGATTGAGCAGGATCCTGCAGGTGGCGTGGTGATTTTGCCTCTTAATTTTTTCTGTGATGATAGAAAAGTCGAAACGAGAGATAGGTTCATTAATAAGTTTTCTATAAAGAGGGTCAACATTTTCGAGGAACAGGTGTTTGCAGATACGACGTATACCATTTGTTCAGTCGAATTTGAGAAAAGGTCCAGTCCTGTCCTTCCTGTTATAGACATAGACACTTATATTTATCCAAGAAGAGAAAATATCAAGATGTCCGTTTCTAGCTCCACGAAGTGGAAGGTAGGTTCAGAAGTACTCGCACGGAAGCAGAGTGAGTATAAAGTTTCTAGATTGACCCATTCAATGGTGTTTGATGATTGTGTTAGGAATAAGACCTTAAATCCAGAAAAAGAAAATAAAGTCACAAATATCTTGCTAAAATGTGTTGATGGTGGTAAGATGGATTCTAGAATAAAGTTGGAGTGGAACAAAGTGCCTCTTTTGGCAAAAGATACTGACAGAGCTTTCTGTACTGTTGTTATCGACCCGCCAATCTCCAACAAAAAACAAAAAAAACTTATTGACAAATTTAACAAAAAGTTAGAAAATTATAGAAGCAAATATAACAGTCTGTTTTTGGTGAACTATAGAAACTCATCAAAATCATATGCAAGAAAGAGAATGTCTTTTGACATAGCATTTAACTTAATCAAAGAATGTCTAAACGAGTTAGACAAGAAGGAGAAAAAAAATGAGCAATGATCATTTTGTGGGAATACCAAGTATTCACCTACTGAAAACATATGAAAACAAGAAATATCCAAATATATATGCAGCATTAGAGGAATACATCGACAATTGTTTTGATGCTTTCGAGAGAGTGTATTTTGAGGAGACAAAATTCCTCAAGCCGCCAACAATCACTTTCTCTCTAGGTGGAGATAGTATTGTAATAGGAGATAACGCCTCAGGAATGGACCAGGAACAATTAAAGACAGCCTTAAGGCTTGGGGACTCGGGAACAGATAAGTTTGGACTTCAAGACTCTTTAGGTATGTTTGGTTGCGGCGCCTCATCAGCCGCTTTGACTGTTGGGGAATCTCTTGAATTTCTGACAAAGACCAAAGAAGGAGATTTGCTTTATGGTGCACTAGATCCAGATTATATTCAAAAGCATGGCAATTGGGCTTACCCCCTTCGACAGGGGTCTGAAGCAGAAGGGGTCGTGTTTGAGAATATTCTCGGTACCGACACGGAGTCTGGAACGGTAGCATCTGTACGTGGTCTTGCGGAGGCCCCAAAGAATAGGACCAACTTCTACAGCACCTTGAAGACCAAGATTAGAACTAGATATAGTCATAAATTTATGAACCTAAAACAACAAGGCAGAGAGGTTTCGTTTAAATTCTTAAAGGGTGACAGTAGGAACTTTAACGCCACGGAGAACGTTGTCGACGTCCTGTGTGATGAGGATGCGAGTAAAACTAAATTCTTTAAAAATTTCGGTGGTCCAAACTGTGATGTGTCATGGATAAACGTTTTTGGGTGCCAGGTTGGTGTAAGGGCTTCATTTACTGAAAGTTATGACGCTCACCTCTCAAACAAGCGAGAAAAGGGAACTTCTGAAAATTACTGGGGATACGGAATTAATGTAAATCAGAAGCAGGGAATATACTTTTACAGAAATGGAAAATTGTTGGAGACCAGGAGCGGAGACCCTATTTGGAAGTATCACGGCGCGCTCCGAGGACTGTTGGTCGAGATCCACATAACCGAAGACCTTATTGAAAAAGGACTTGTAAAAATCGCACAAGAGAAAACTTCAGTTATCTTAAGTGAAGAGCTTAAGAAGGAGATGAAGAGGATCTTTCAACCAATCACGACTAAAGTCCGAGGATTGCGAGAGAGCGAGTCCAGCCAAAGTGTGCACCTAACGGACGAACAGGAAAAACAAAAGGCTGCAGCTACCGTAGAGGGAATTGGCAGGGCCCTGAAGACCAAGAGGAAAGAAACTAAAGGATCTGATTCTTCTTCATCATTAAGCGAGGTTATCAAACAAACTTCTAGAAAAAACAAAAGCTATGTTGGATCTGGAGACAAGGTAGAGGTAACAAAGTCTAACAAAAAGCAGAGTGACTTTGATTACAAGTGGGTCAACCAGACTAGATCAAAGACTACCCCGTTTTGGATTGAGTATACCAACCCGGAGGCATCTGTTGACAAAATCAACACTTCTAAAACAATTGTCCTCAATCAGGCACACCCAATGATGGGGGAGTTGAAAAACGCGAACCTGACTCACACAGCTATTATTCTAGCAGTGGCAATTGCTTACGGGATAAACAAGGACAATGATTTCTCTACGGAAGAGTTTGAGGAGACAGCTCATGGCATCGGAGAGATAGCTTTGAAAATCATGGACAGCATGAAACCAATAACCAAGACAGAAGAAAAATCATTTAAAGTTTTAGCAAATAATGCTTGACGCAAACAATGAAATCTGATATTATATAAACAGTTGGTCAGGATATTTGCTGACCTGCTATAGCCAAACGTGCAAAAAAACAACATACCATAGGAGGTAATAACAATGGCACTTAATTTAGACGCTATGAAAGCGAAACTCGATAAACTTAACGGAAAGGGAGACGGAAAGAAAAACTTCTGGCGACCAGAGGACGGAGAAAGCAATATCCGTATCGTTTCCACGAAGGACGGCGACCCGTTCAAGGAAAAGTTCTTCCACTACGGTGTTGGTGGTCAATCTTTTCTCTGCCCAAAGCGCAACTTTGGGGATGACTGCCCAACCTGCAACTTCGCCAACAAGCTTTGGAATGAAGGCACAGAGGATAGTAAAAAGCAAGCAAAGGAGATGTTTGCAAAGCAACGTTTCTTTTCCCCGGTTCTTGTCCGAGGTGAAGAAGCAGAAGGCATTCGAGTTTGGGGATACGGCAAGATGGCTTATGAAAAGCTTCTTACAATCGTCCTTGACCCTGACTATGGTGATATCACAGACCCTGAGAATGGCAACGACCTGAAGTTGATGTACGGCAAGCTGCCTGGTGCTAGTTTCCCTCGCACCGACATTCGACCTCGGCCTCGAAAGACTGTTCTTTGTGATGATGCTGTCGGTGGAGACGACCGATGCGCAGAGCTTTTGGAGACCATTCCAAACTTTGATGAAATCTTTGAGCGCAAGACAACTGAAGAAGTTCAGTCTATTATGGACCAGTTCCTTTCAGGAGACACTGGAAATTCAGAGGTAGAAAAGTTCGGTGGCAGTAATACCACTTCTACCACGTCTTCGGACTCGGTGGAGAATGCATTCAACGATTTGTTGAATCAGTAGGTGAAACATGGCTAAGGTTTCGAAACTCAAAAAGGGTGCTTTAGATATTGCTTCTATCCGAGGCATTATCAACAAGAAAGCCGGTAGAGAAGTTGCTCATTCACTTCAGGATAATAATCCAACAGAAGTGAATGAGTGGATTCCTACTGGTTCACGGTGGCTTGATGCCATCATTTGCAAGGGCAGACATGCTGGTATCCCTGTGGGTAAAATCTCAGAGATTGCCGGCCTTCCTGGTACTGGTAAGTCATTCTTGGCTGCCCAGATTGCCGGGAACGCTCAAAAGATGGGTATTGATGTGGTATACTTTGATTCAGAATCAGCTATTGACCCTTCTTTTATGGAGCGCGCAGGTTGCGACCTAGACAGGCTTATGTATGTCCAAGCAGCATCTGTTGAGTTTGTCCTGGAGACCATCGAAGAACTGCTAGCCACTGGTAACAAATGGCTTTTTATTTGGGATTCTTTGGCTCTTACTCCCTCGATTTCTGATATTGATGGCGACTTCAATCCTCAGTCTTCGATGGCGGTAAAGCCTAGAATCCTAGCCAAGGGAATGTCTAAATTAACTATCCCTATCGCTGATGCAGATGCAACCTTTCTAGTCCTCAATCAATTGAAGACTAACTTGGGAGCAAGAACACCAGCGCAGGCTATGACTGAACCATACACGACCCCAGGTGGAAAGGCTATGATTTATGCTTATTCACTTCGTGTGTGGCTCACAGCAAGAAAAGCCAAAGCTAGTTTCATCGTGGATGACAATGGTTTCCGCATTGGATCTGAAGTAAAGGTAAAGCTTGAAAAGTCTCGTTTTGGGACACACGGCCGAACCTGCAACTTCAAGATCCTATGGGGAGATGATGCTGTTGGCGTCCAAGATGAAGAAAGTTGGTTCGATGCAATCCAAATCTCTGAAAGACTTGAACAGTCTGGTGCATGGTTTACGCTAATCCACAATGATGGGTCTAAGGAAAAGTTCCAGCGCAAACAATGGGTCACCAAACTTGAGAGTGAAAAATTCAGAGAAAGTGTCTTGACTATTATTGAAGAAGATGTTATTATGAAGTTCAAGAATAGAGAAGGCAACGCAGGCGACTTCTACGAACCGGAAGACATTCCGGCTGAAGATTAGCCACTACACAGCCCGCCTCTTCTGGCGGGCTTTTTTTATGGAGAAGAAGATGAATAGAGTAATGATTGTAGACGCATATAACCAGTTTATTAGAGGTTATATCGTAGACCCAAGTAAGAACCCCAATGGCGACCCAATCGGCGGCATACGGACGTTTATCAACATCACAAACAAACTGACTAGAGAAATCAAGCCAGACTTGGTAGTGTTAGTATGGGACGGCAAGGGCGGCTCGCAAAAGCGTAGAGCAATGAACAAGGCCTACAAGGGAGGCCGCAAGCCACCACGCACTAACTGGGGTCAAGTAGGTATGAGCCCGGAGGAGCTTACGGACAATAAGGTGTGGCAACAAATGAGAGTGATTGAATACTTCAACAGTACTCCTATGATTCAGTTTATGGAACCACACGTAGAGGCAGACGACGTTATCTCTTACATCAAGAATACATCAATGTTTGAAGACTGGCAAAAGGTCATCGTCTCAGCAGATAAAGATTTTATTCAATTATTGGATGATAAAACAATCCTGCACAGACCTATCCAGAAAGAGTATCTAAATAAGAACAGTATAGTGGAGAAATTCAACATCCACCCCACGAACTTTGCTCTTGCAAGGGCTATCGTTGGAGACTCCTCGGATAACCTACCAGGAGTGCCTAGAGTAGGACTACCGACAGTAGCAAAGAAATTTCCTTTCCTAAAAGAAGAGAAGACGCACTACTTAGATAGCATTCTGGCTGAATGCAGTAAACCAGAAAATAACCAAAAAGTGTATACAAACATTTTAGAATCAAAGGAGTTAATAGAAAACAATTATGATATTATGCAATTATCCTCACCAATGTTGTCAATTCAAGCCAAACAAGGGATCGACGATACGTTTGAGCAATATAGCCCCCACTACAATCAAACGGAAATGAGAAAACTGATGATCCAAGACGGAGTTCTCACCGTAAGCACCCAAGACCTAGACCAGAGATTTAACAATATTATCTCTTCCTTTTCTCGGTAAAACCTGTTATACTGTATAGATAACAAAGGATAAACATGGAACAAGATACAA